ACCAACACGGATTTGTGTTCCGCCTGGTTCTACGAAGTTAGACTTCGTGATTGGACTTGCAGCCCTAGCACCACGAGCGATAGCTCTAAATATAAGACGGTCATACTTCTCAGCGAGAGCATAGCCAATCTTCTTAGAGATCTCACCACGTAGGTCGTAGTGTGCAAGTGTTTCGTCCAGTTCGTAAACGAAAGCTGAACTGATTAGAAGATCGTCAACTGTGATCGTCTTCTCTGCTACTGGAGGTGCTCCGTCGGAGTTACCAAGGATTGACTGACCAGGAACGTGGTACTCAGCAGTCGTGCGACCCGTATAGATGAACTGCAATGACTTGCCGTTCTTAAGGGTACGCTTAGTGATGAGGTCACGAGCGATAGTATTTCTTTGGAATCCTTTGAACATCTCTCCAGAAAACAGTTTCAAATAGAGCGCTCTTGCGTCACCGGCCGAGTTCGATTGACCCGGCCTGGTCAGATCAGCAAGAGGCTCGTTGGAATTCTGATGAGCCATTACTATGGGATAATTGTATTGTTAACTGTCTTACGTACGTAATGTTTTGATCATTTTTGTAGGTCTTTCCCTACCGTCTAGACGGCAAAGGGTGTCCTGCGTACAGGGCCAATGCCAATGCAGGAGAGGTCCTACTCTGAGGTGCCTCTCCCACTCCCTATCCTAGAAGAGCTTCTTCTAAAGATTGAGGTTCTTTTTCTTCGTCCACACCAGGAGGCTGGGAATCATGTGGAAGGGTATCCACTTGTTCCTTTTTCTCAGGCTCCATATTATAAGCAGAAGGTCCTGCTCTCATCGCTGAGTTTTGATGTGACATCAGAATGAATACTTAGTGCCTATTTTGGTGGCCCAACTATTGTCGGTATCACCATCATTAGTTTGAACTGCAAGCTCACCATAGAAGTCAAGCTTCTCGGTAGCAGCTACAGTTGCACCAACTTTACCTGACAGTTGATTGTCAGTGTCGTCAGCACCATCGGTTGCTACGATTGCTGGTCCACCTTGGATGTAATACCCAAAGCCATCAGACCCACCTTCATACCCCACGTGGAGGTCTGTGGTAGATCCTGTATAATCAGCTCCATCGTATGAGCCGTTGTTCTCCACGTTCACGTAGACTCCGGCGGAGGCCGGAACTGCAACGAGTGTGGAAGCGAGTGCTAGTGCTAATGTTTTCATTTAAAAAGTTTAACGTTTTGTATAAGGCACGCCGCGATACTTTAGTGTTACCTGCTTTTTTACTTGCATTGGTTTTCTCCAGTACCACACCCCCGTTCCATGATGTGGTTTCATGCGTTCCCATTAGGAATGAACGGACGCGACTGCCTGTGGCTTCTACTGATTCGACTATCGAGCCGCCTTGTAATTACTTACTTATACCCAGTGACTTATACCAAGGTGTCACTGCAGTAGTAATAGGTGCAACAGCAGCTTTACCAACAGCTTTAGCTGGGTTTTTCCAAGCTTGCTTTGCTGGATCTATTACTGTTGTTTGTACTTGTTGTCTAGCAGCTTGGTAAGCTTGGTTGACACACATAGTTTATCTCCTAATTTAAAAATTCATATCGGAGCGGTCTAACTTTTCCATAACTGCTCTTCTATAAGCAGGGTCGGTATCATATCTAGGATCAGACATAGCAGCTACCAATTCTGGTTGACTTTGATATACGTCACCAGATTTTAACGGTGATTTACCGCTTAACATTCTACCTTCATAACCATTTGCTTCATCGTATTGTGCTTTAAGTCCTGCCACAGCTAATTGAATCATTTGTACATTACCAGTACCAACCACATTATCGAAAGCTTCTGATGCTTGCTTATCTAAATTCTGGTCAGCCCATCTTATCATGTTATCGTATTGCTTTTCACCACCTACTCCATTTTTAATTCTATTGATATCAGCATCAGCTATATCTTGAGCAGGGGCAGCTTGATCTTGTGGATTGTTCTTAACAATATCCATGTAAGCACTGACGAGATCCTTGCTACTCATACTAGAGAACTTTTCTATAGTCTCTTCAGATAACTTACCTTCATTAGCATAGTATTCTTCCGAAGCTTCTGTTACTAAGGCAACTGCTGGACTAGGTTCTTTAGAACCTTCTTCAGATTCTTCCTGCAGCACTTCTTCGGATTCAGTTTCAGCTTCAGCTTCAGGCTTTTCTTCTTTGTCATCTGATCCTAATTTCTTCTCCAGTTCAATGTAAGCTTTCTCTAGCTCTTCAGCATTCTTATATTTACCAGCAAGCATCTGCTCTTGCTGAGCTTGCATCTCCTCACCAACTACTAGAGATTCTTTCTCTGCCTCGGTGAGATTATTCTCCGTGGTTACTGTATCAGTACCCGGATCATAAGTCATTGTTTCTGCCATATGTTCTTAGGTGGGTTCTACTGGGTTTGCTTCTGCAGCATCATTCATACCTGCTAGAGCTTCTGGGTTCTTGCTAGGATCTATCATAGGAGCTCCTGCTAGTTGACCAGCTTGCTGAACCAGTGCTTGTTGTGCTTGCATTTGTTGTTGTTGCATCATCTCTTCCTGTATCTGTTCTTGAGTCTTAACTAAGTTAAGGACATCGATACCTTGAGCTGCTGCTAATCTCTTGATCGCTTCTTGAGCATTAATGTATTGCATCAGTGCTTCAGGACCAAGTGTTTGTGCAATGGTACCTATGAATTGAGTAAGACTTTCTCTATCTTGTCCTCTACCTAGAGCATTAACGCCAGCGACAATCGATGGACGTACTAAATCTTTAGGTATCTTAGGTATCTCACCGCTTCTAGTCAGTACTAGCAACGTTCGGTTTAAATATGGTACTAGGAATTCAACAGTAAGTAGTGAGAATATACCACCAAGCTGTTGCTCTAGTTCCATCTGTGTTAGTCTAACTTCTTCTGCTGTAACACGTTCAGCATTTCTTACATTCATTAATAGGAATGCATCGCTTAATCTATGCTCAATCTGTTGAGCCATGTTAGCAGCTGTTCCAAAGTCAGCTGTTTTACCTACCTGTATAACTGCTACGTCTTCAGGTCTACCTTGTACAATCGCACCGTTCCCTGCTGCCGCTATAGTAGCTGGTTTAGTGGTTGAACTAGGCGATACTAGGAAGATTACTTTAGCAGCTGCTGCAGCGCCTTCTACTAGTGCCTGAGAGAGTCCCTCAAGTGATCTAAGATCCCCTACAAACTCTTCTACTCTACCTCTACCATAATCTTCACCATCTACGGTGTTGAATCGGAGCACTAACCATGGACTTGCAGACTTAGGTGCTGTGCTACGGCTATTAGGTAGTATCATATCTTGACACTCCTGATACCAGACCCAGCGACCACTCTTACTGTCCAGTTTAACGCATGTGTATACTTCTACGTCATCTCCATCAGAGCTTGACATACCATCATCGTTAGGACGATTAGGTTTGATTTCAGGTAGCTCTACTCCTAAAACCTGTCGACTTATTAGTTCCTTTGTTACGATCTCTATAACGTTACCATTACCATCACGATCAACAACGTAACGGTTGAGGGGATAGTTCTTTAGCCCTTCCTTACCCATAAATATCAAAGCATTACCACCTACAATGAGGTGCTTCAATGCTTGATGGATCACAACTCTATCACTAGATGCAGCGATGTAATCCATGACCATCCTTTCCATCTTAGAGAAGGATAGATCAAGTTCACTTCTGATCTGTGGATCAAGTTCTTCACCTAACTTATCTTCTCTTACTTGTAACTTAAAGAATGTTGTTTGAGGTGGTAGTAACGCTAGCATTAATTTAGCTGCCAACGTTACTACACACTTCGCTCCAACACTCTGCCAAGGAGTGATTAAAGATTTATGGTTAGGATGTGATGATAAATCATCTGTGATTAAATAAGGTAACGTGAGGTCAGAACATTCTACAGCAGTCCTCAGGAACTGAGAGCGACCTGTTGTTAGTTTGTTATATCTCTCACGTGCGTTCATGTACTAACGCCTCCTGCTGGTGTATCTTGTCCGCCAGTAGACACAGTAGGATCAAGTTTAATCCTTAATGATCCGGTGCCTCTACCATAAGCATTCTGTTGCTTCTTACTATCAGCTCTTCGTACCTTTGGATTAACTTCTGTTTCAAGAGGTTCTGGTTCAGGTAACGGAGCACGTGGTGGTTCTGGTGGTGGTGGTGGCGGTGCTAAAGGTGGTGGGGGTGGCGGAGTCGGGGGACTTCCCCCAAACTTGATGCACATTAGATTTCATCCTCCATAATGGATTTAATATATTCAATGACGCTGGCCTGACCCGCACGATACATAATCGATTCGATTGGTTCTGAAGGATGAACTGGTTTCCAACCGAAGTCAGAGTCAAGCCTGCTGATTAGTTCATCCAATCTTTGGTTGTGTAGCTTAAGCGTATTGAGGGAGATTGACATTTGAGTGTTCAAAGAATGCAGGCATACGCGCTGTCTTGGTGGAGATTAATTCTGGTGCTCTGCCTTCATACATTAAGCGATCGCTCGCATCTAGCCAGAATTTTTTGTCTAAATATTTACAGGTAGTATTAATACCTAAGGGCTGAACAATCCAGTTAATGGTGGCCTTCCTAAGTTTATCCAAAGAAGGAGAAGGAAGTAGACCCAGCTCAGCACATACAAGAGAATTACTTCCGACGTGGATCTGTTCGTCGCGCGATATGTCAGCAGATACTGTACGAAGAGCAGCATCCCCATTAAACCTAAAGAAAGGGAGTAGAACAAAGAAGATGGCCCGCTCGGCGACCAAAGCCTTTGTAATTGTGTGATCAGGGTGTGCAATCCAGGCATCTCTTAATTTAAGTGCTTCATTTTCTGCATTTTCATCTGCACCTACGGCATTTACTATGTACTGTAGGGCGATATCATGCTTTATTTCATCTTGGACGTTTGATTCTAATAGTCTTCTAGCGTTATCGGGAACAGTCTTTTCAAGTGCTTCCGTAATGAAGGCACCAACTGGTAACTCCATATGGCGTATTGCGAGGGCACGTTTAATGGTTTCTTCTGATCCATCACGGAACGTACCCTTGGTTCCTTGGACTGGTGTCCATGTTCTTTTTCTTTCTAATAATTTTTCGTAAGGATGTTTTCTCATTACTCTTGACAATCACAGGTTACAGGTTCGTTTAAAATATCCTGTAAGTAATCATCGACTTCTGCCTGATCTAATGCTGCATACGCATCGGTCTTATCTTGCACGTCGCCCATTACTTGTAAGGAATAGTAAAGGGAGGTTTGCGGTGATAGCAACCACTCTTCTACGAACTCACGATCATAGGTCACGACATCGGACCAAGAATTAAATGAGTACCCGTGAAGAAGTCCCGTATTATCATACATTATCATTAGTTGATCTGCTACTTTCTTGTAAGCATCCCAACCAACTTGACTAGCAATTTCTACATCGCCATATTTGTACCTTTTGACACCAAAGGTTCCGCTATCACGGTCTACCCAGGTGGCTATAGGTGGTGCTATTTCTGGAGTAGATGTAAATCCATCCAAACTCTTACTCTTATAAGAACAAGAGGCAGTAGGAGCTATAGCAAAAGCTCTTACCATATTATTTTCTTCAGCTATGTCAGCTGCTTTTTGTATACCAAGCATAAGGTTGAA